AACAGTCCTGATGGTTGTGGCGGGCTTCCGCTGGGGCCGGTTCCTTTAAGGAAGTAAGGCGCCTGACCGCGAGCAACACGAATACCAAGCCGCTCACCCACAAACGGGACGATGTCAAACTTGGAATCACGAATAAGTTCCATTGGTATCTTTTCAATACCTGACGAGAAGTTGTAGCCGAGAAATTGCAACGATCCAGTCGGCATATCTTGAATGGAATCAGGTGAGTCCTGCGCCACGATACCGGTACCGGCATTGCTGGTATCATCAACCTTTGGGACGTTCAACGGATTAGCCGCTTCGGTATTGAACTCAAACGCGACTTTCCTCAATCCACCGAACGCCTTCAGCGCTACGTAGATTGAGTCATAGAGAGTGATGGGCACCAACTCTTTACCCAAGTTTGCCGTGATGGATGACAAATCACGTTCCTGGATTTGCGGATGTTCATGCCCAGCACTATTCCACGTCAATCGGTTCATTGCTTCACGATATTCTGGCTTAAAGTGCGGAGTGCCAGAAGTTAGCCAACCTCGCACCGCAAGGTTGTAATCTTTTGCTGTGGTTTTTGGCTTTGTGTAATCAGTAATTTCATAACGGGAGCGTTCCGCAATTTCCTTCCGCTCTTCCTTCTTACTGACAAGTCCTTCCTCAAACTTTGCGATACGTTCATAGCCCTGAATCTTCTCGTCAAGCGAGCGATATTCGGCGTCCATTGTATCTACTTGTTCTTGTTCGGCAGCATTGAGATAGCCGCGTTCTTCTTTGGCGCGTTTGACTACGTCCGTCATTTGATTGAACAGCGTTGCTTTATTCTCGCGTAGTTCTTTTGTATTCATTTTTTCTCTTGCTAATGTTTAATCACTGACGCTTGGGTCAAACTATTTGTATGTATTTAGCCGCGCTTCGTAGATTTCTAACGCAATTCTTCCCAACCATTCATCACGCGAGCGCAGCACTGCCTCCGTTTTTGAGTAGGCAGGGCGGGTTACAAGTGAGATTTCATCAAGGGCGGCGCGTTTCACCCAGCAGATTTCTTTGGCGCCGTCGCGTGTCCATTCGCGCTCCATGATATACATACCTACCGAACTACCCTTGATGTCCTTGTTCTCAATCATCGCGATGGCATCATTCGCGGCAGTGCTGCGGTTCAGCTTTGCTTCGTAGTGCAGGCCACGTTGGTCGCTCCACACTTTCAAGGAATGCGGTATGGTCGCCAGCACTTCAACCCTCTGGTGTTGGTACCGTAGTTCAACCTCATGACCGGATTTCAACGCTTCGTCAAAACAGCCAGGCGCATAGCGTTCATAGACATTCTTTTCAATTTGGTATTCAGTGCCGGGAGAACCATCGTAGTAAGGTGCCGCAGTGCCAACCACAGTTCGGCTATCGCGTAGTTCCAGCTGATTAGAGAACCGCAATTCAAGTTCGCGCTCTGGACGTGAGTTTTCCTTGTGATGTTCTTTCCAGATACCCTCACAGATGGCTACGCGCTGCTTGTCGGGTGTATCCTTTAAGTCCGGATAGACCATACAGCGTTGCATAAACTCGCTCTGTTTTTCGTTCTTACGTGGGATCGGCATAAACTTTCTCCATTAAATTGTTTCTTCGTCGCGCCATGACTACCGGCACTTGCTCGCGGGTTACGGCTTGCAATTCTTGTTTCAATTCGTCCAGGTAGTCATCTACAATCTTCGCGGCATTCGGGTTCGCAGGATGCAAACTCTCCACCATGACAGAGCGATGACTCGCCAGTCCTTCATCAAGCCAAGCCGTGAAACCGTCCTTCAAGGCCGCCGCCTCTACTGCCTTGCGAATGCGAGTGGTAAGGCGTGCGACGTCGTGTTCCAGGAGCTTGCGGTAGCGTGCCGGTAGTTCGTCATCTACGGTGTCGTCTTGCGTCAAGTCAGGGTCGCTTGGCATCGGCTGGGCTTTCGGCTGGCCATCATCTATGACGGGTGCCATGCTTTGCTGTGCCTTTTCCTCCGCTGTCGGGATTGTGTCAATGAACGTGATGTTTGACGGCATTCTACGTCGGTCTCCCTCTTCCCCAATGGTTGGCTGGCGCATTTCCGTTAGCACTTGATTCAACGTGTAGATACCGGAGTTGAGGTAGTTCGTGCGAATGGTGGAGAGCGTATCGGGTGCCGGTTCGTCGTAATCGCTGGTCTTGAACTCAATGAAGTGCGAATCACGTATCAGCTGGCTTGTGCGTAGAAGTTTGGTTTCCAATTCCTGCTCAACCATGCGTAAGATGGGATTGACCGTATGTAAGAGGAATGCCTTGTTCTCTTGCTCCAAGCTGTTGTAGCTCATTCCCGAAATCGGGAGGCCTACCATGTGCGGAGGCACTCCCATCAAGCGAGCAATTTCTAAATCTTCATGCAGACGTGATTCCGTGTATTGTGCTGCTTCGTTGTCGGGTTGATCGGCGTGCCATTTGGCGCCACCGCACAAGACGCCTACCTCATGAGCGTTGTCCAGTCCTTTATGTTGGTTAGCCCACCCTTCCTTAAACTTGACGAGTTGTTCGTTGTCCTTGAAGTAAGTGGGTTGTTCAATCCACCCTCCTGGCTTCGCGTTGTTCCGGAAATACACGCCCAAATACTTGCGTAAGGCGAGTGATACTCCAAACGTCTCGGCCAGCTGGTCAAGGACTGAATAGCCAACGAAGCCATCGCCAAGATTTTTCAAGTGAATTATGTTTTCAGGCAAGATATAGCTCTTGATGCCTTGCGGGTTGTATTCGTAGAGCAGCTGGCCTTTCTTTTCCACTGGCTTGCATTTGGCAGGGTTCAACCGGACAAGTTCTAATGGTTCGCCTTCGCGCCCGCCATCAATCTCACGTTTGATTTCGCTGTAAGAGTTGCCATCAACAAGTAAGTCGCTGATGACTGTCTGGAAATAGATGAACGATGAATAGGCCGGGCTGGGTGAGCGTTTCAACATCCAGTAAGCGAAATGGTCTGCATCTTCAATACGGCTACCATCACGTTGGTTCTTATAAACCAGACACGGCATACCGGCTACGGTGTTGGCTATCGCCAGGATACAGCGCCTTACCGTTGGAATGCCCAGCACGGCATCTTTTGAGATGGACATACCGGACGTCGTTTGGTGCCCCATCGTCAGCAGCATATAAGCCGCGCCAAGTGGGATTTCCGGTATGTTGATGCTGCGCTGTTGTGGCGGAAGTGTTTCTATTGCGACAGTCGCTTGGGACTTCTTGCTACGTGGTTGTCGTGCCATGCTGTATCTATGTTAGACACGGACAAAAACCATATCTGCCGTTACGGTGCGCGGTTCTTTCTGTGCTTCCATCCAGCGTTGCGTGGCGATGACTGCGGCGGTGATGCCGTCAATCCTCGCGGTGCTACGTCGCTTGTCTAACATAATTTGGTTGTCGCCTACCTTACGCACGCACACATTACCGGCATTCCACGTGAGGACGGGATTTCTCGGGTGGCGGATTTTCTTGGCGAGCAACTGCCGCTCAAACTGACTACAAGCCGGAGACATGAGCGATGGACTTTGCGCTACTTCAATCATGGGTAGGTTGTGGTCAAACTTCAACTTTTGCCTGACCAACTCTGCGGCGTAAGGGTCGTAGCCAACGGTCTCAAACTGGAATAGTTTGCTGTCCTCAACAAGCCGGTCTATGACTGCTTGTGGGTCAATAACGTCGCCAGGTGTCAGGTATAAGTTGGAATGTGGTAGTTTGCTCCAGCGCGTATAAGGCACTCCATCAAGTTTTTCCTTCTGCTGTGCGGACACGGCTGGAATGAAGAAACGTGGGAACAAGTAATGCAGTCCATCGCGTTCAACCAAAATAAGATAGCTCGTTAAATCATAACGCCTTGACATATCAAGCCCGACATACGCGCTTGCCTTGTGAAAGTTCTTTTCGTCAAGGTCGGCACCGCAGTCGCTCCACAACGCACTGGATAGCCATTGCTCGCTGTGGCCTACCCACTGGCAACACCGAAATGTGCGGAAGCGTGCCTCCGCGAGTGCGTTGTTCTCAATGGTTTTGTAGTCGTCAAAGTAGTCCTGTTTCGGCACCGTCACGTCTGCGCTGGGATTGACCTTCCACCAGTTTTCAGGATCGCGCCAGTTCGCATCATCGGGC